GATATACTTAGTGATTTAGCTGTTGTATCAAGACAATTAGAGAAGATACAAAAAGCTAGTGCCAGTGCAACTAAGATGAAGTTGTTTGGCATGAGTGGGATTAGTAAAACTGGTGATGACCTATCAACATTGGTTACTGCCGCTCGTAAAGCTAATAAGGAAATTACAGCCTTAGAAGCTAAAAAGAAAGCATTAGAGTCAACAGGTCGTTCATTAAGTGATAAGGACGCTCTTAAATTAGGTGATTTCCAAAAGCAAGCTCAAGAATATAGCAATGCGATAGAGAAAATCATATCAAGTAGAGAGCGTTTAGAAAAGCAAGCTCTACAAAGTACATTTAAAAACCCCAACAAACCAACTGGGGAAGAAAAGCAAGCGTTAAATGCTTTAAATGAAAAGTATGCAGCGTTAAAGGCTCAAGCACAAGAGTATCAAAAGATAAGTGCTTCTCAAAAAATTGTTACAGAAAACAATGCTATACAAAAAGCCCAATTAGAAGCCCAAACACAATTTACAAAAGAGCGTGCAAGAGCTGAGAAGGATTTAATCAAGTCTGGTGAAAGGCTGATTAAACTCAAACAGGAAAGAGTTAAATTAGACCAACTAGAAAAGGAAAGTCAGCAGACAGTTCGTGAAGAAGATAGGAAAGCTGCTCTCGAACGTGAAATCGGACATAAGCAAGAAGAATATAATGAACTAGCTAAAAAGGTTAAAGAATACAACCCAGACCTAGTTAAAGAAATGGGTCGTAGACAACATGGTAATAGTTCTGAAATTCAATCAGCTAGGGCAGAAGGTACTATTGTAGCTGGCATACGTGGTAGAGAAGAGGCATATAAGGAACTTGAGGGAAGTTTAAAACGTCAAGTATCTTTATACAAGCAATTAGCTAACGCTGAAAACTCACAAGCTAAACGTCAAGCTAGACGCAATATTGAAGATGAAAGAAATAAAGAGGCTAACCTTAGACAAAGAATTAAGGACGAAGGTTGGACAAGTGCCGCTCATGAAAGACGAGTTAGTGCTTTATCAGAACAAGTAGGTGTAACTGGTAGACAAGCTAGAAGACAACGTAGAACACGAGTTGGGTTTAATGCGACAATGGACGTTTACAACATGGCACAACAAGGTGCTTATGCTGTTGCTAGTGCTGTTCAAGGTATTAGTGAAGTTGACGCTGCTATTACTCGTGTTACTAAAGTTGCTAATGCACCACAAAAAGAGATAGAAGCATTTAGTAAATCAATCTACAAAAATGCTTCTGCGGTAGGTAAAACAGCACCAGAATATGCTGACGCTGTTGAACAATGGATTACAACTGGTAAGTCATTAAAACAATCTATCGGTTTGGCTAAAGACTCTGTTATGGGTTCTTTCGTTGGTAATGTAGATGTTAATGACATGGTTAAGTACATGGCTGTTCCATTGAACTCATTTAGAAAAGAAGGACTTAAATCTAAAGATGTTATCAATAGTATGAACCAAGTTTCTAACAAGAACGCTATTGAAATGGAAGATTTAGGGCAAGCATATTCTAAGGCTAGTTCTGTTGTAGCAAGTACGGGTACTACATTTAGTCAGTTGACTGGTATGATTACTGGTGCTCAAACAGCTACTCGTGCTGGTGGTGATGTTGTTGGACGTTCCATCAAGGCAATCTCACTTAACTTCTCTAAGATGAGTTCTGGTGTTACAGCAACAGATAAGAAACGTTCCGAGTTCTTTCATGGATTGGGTGTCGATTTAAAGACATCTGATGGAAAGATGAAATCCACATATCAAATTATGAATGATTTATCTAAGGTATGGGGCAAGTTAAGTAAACAACAAAAATCTGACGCTGCTTTATATGCTGCTGGTAAGGAACATTCCAACCAATTTACAGGTATGCTAGATAATTGGAAAACAGTTCAAAAGGCTATGCGTGAGTCACAAGGACAAGTAAATCTTGTTGATAAAGGGCATGGTTCTGCTTTCCAAGAATTTGAGAAACAACAACAATCAGTTCAAGCTCATTTAGCTACGTTGAAGAACACATGGGGTAGCTTAATCAATGATATATTTGGTGGTAGAAAAGGTACTAATAATATTATTGATGGTGCTACTGGGTTGTTAAGTACATTGGATAACTTAGCTAATAATAAGATATTCAGAAACACGGCTATGTTTACAGCTGCAGCGGTTGGTATTGGCACATTGCACAAGGCAATTTCTGGTTTGGCTTTATCTGCTAGAGAATTAACCGCAAGTAAATGGGACGGTCTAATCGCTATGATGAATGGCGAAGGTATATCTGGATATGGCAAAGAAGTTCAAGCACGTTGGCATGAATTTCGTGGTATTAAAGACGATTACTCTACAAGACGTAAGAAACAAGAAGAAACTTATCGCAAACAAAAGGTTCGTGATGAACTAGACGATGTCCTTGATAGAAACGGTTATGTCGGAAGTGGATATACATCTGGTAGAAAAGAAAAGCCTAAGAAACAAAAAGTTAAGGTTGTAGATACCCAAGAAGTAGAAAATGAAGGAAAAGCTATCAAGAAAACCGCACGAGAAACAGAAAGTTTTGTAGCTACCACTTCAAATGCGGCTCGTGAAGGAACTAAGTTTGGTAGGGTTTTAGGTAAGGTCGGTAGTTTTGCTGGTTTAGCCTTAACTGCACTTGGCCCAATAGGTACAATCCTTGATGTAGTTGGTTTGTCTTTAGGTTTATTAGAATTAACTGGTGCAAAACCATTTGAGAAAATTCAAAAAGCAATAGCACCAGCTAAAGCTGCACAAGATAGCTTTAACAGAAGTGTTAACGATAGTTTGTCTTCGTTCCAAAAGGCAAGCAATCAAGTCGACAAGAACCGTTTAGTTAATGGCAAGGCTGTTGAAACATTAAAGAGTTTCAAGGATATTCAAGATGAAGTTAGCAAAGCTGGAAAAGATGGTAACAATAAGTTTGATAAAGAGTCATTTGAAAAGATTAAGAGTGATTACAACGCTTTAGCAAAAGCTAATGGCATTAGTCTACGAATTGATGCAAACAACATTCAAATGGCTAATGAGCAATTAGATGAGTTGCAACGTAGATTGCGTGAATTAGACTTTAGTTCTATTGGAAAAGTTACTGACAAGATAAGTGATGAATTAAAAGCAATAGATAAGGCTAACAACGCAAAAGATGACGCAATAAAAGGTAGCGGTGCTGTTGATAAAGCCAAGAAACAGGCAATTTCTGACTTAGAAAAACAGAAGAAACAAGCTATAAAAGACCTGGGTGCTGTACCTAGTTCTTTCGATAAAGAGGCAAAAGACAGATATGACTCTCGAAAACGTCAAATAGAAACAGATTTTGCGGAAAAAGAGGGTGACGTTAATAATAGGTCTAACGCTTCTTATCTAAAGAACGGATATTGGGCTAAACAATTCTGGGATAGCAAAGAGGGTAGAGATTATAATGGAACTGTTGCACAAGAACGTGCTAAGGTTCGCTCCCAATTAGAAAGTATGGGAGATTACATTAATCAAGGTAATTTCACCAAGTCTGACTATCAAAGAATGACTACTGCTCAATTAAAAGACGCAGAAGTGGCACAAGCTAGTAAGGTGTTTAAAGGCAATAGAAACGAACAGATATTACAACGTGCCTTGAACAATATAAAGAATGGTCGTAATCTAACCAAAGCACAACAAAAAGCGTTAGTTAATAGTGGTGTAGATGGATTAGAAAGTATTTCACGAAATTCTAGTGATTGGTCTGGAAATGAAGCTGATTTAGCTAGTCAAGCTGTAAAGAATAGTCAAAAGAGCAACAAACAGTCTGAAAAGCAATTAAAGAACATTCTATCTGCTGCTGGATTGTCAGATAAGCAAGTTAAGTCAGCTATGAACGCATATAAGAAGAGTCCATCCAGTTATATTACTGAAATGGGTAAGAATGGTGAAGTTGGTAAGTCAATGCTTAACCTTTCTGCTAAGTATGAAAATGCTTATGGCAAGAATTGGAACAAGGCAATGGCAGAACAACAAAAGATTTTGAGTAGCATGTATGGCTCAAAAAACACTGCGTTTGCTGAGGATTTAACAGACGAAACCACTGGATTACTTGATACAGCTAAGGTTGCCGACTTGTCCAATAACTTTATGAACAAGAATGGTAAGATTGACAAGGGATTAAGTGGTTATGGTTTCAAGACTGATAAATATGGTAACTTCGACATATCCGCCATTCAAAAACTTTCAAACATAAAAGGTAAGTACATGACTGACGCAAGTGGTTCTGCTTATAAGTCAGTTGAAGACCTATTGAGTGATTTAGAAAGTGGTAAAGCTACTGGTACTGTACAAGCCTTAACAGCTGCCTCAATGGGTAATGGTGCTAAAACTTTAGCTGGTAAAAATGCCACAAAGAAAGGTCGTCAATCACTTGCTAACATGGTATTGGATAAGGGTGAAACAGCTGCTAATAGCATTTTATCTGATAGTGGTTATGAAAGTGAAGATACAAAAGCTGCTACAAAAGCTATTCAATCATTCAAATCAAGTCTAAAGAATGGTTTTAGTTCTAAGAGCAAGAAAGATAAGAGTGCTTTAAAAGACGCTATATCTGCTCTTGGTGGTAAAGACAACTTCAAAGACTGGTTAAAAGATAATAAAGACAAGTTCGGCGAAGATGATACGAAAGCTATTAATAAATATTTGAAGAATAGTGGCAAGTCTGGCAAAGGTAGCAAGAATAAATCGACCCATAATGATGGTTCACGTAAACCAGGCGACAACAGCGTTAACGGTGATACAATCCAAGCTGCTATGGCTCGTGACGCTGTTCGCAGAATGAATAAAGGTAAGTCTGATAAGAACCTTGATAAAGCTACTTACAACATGTTAAAACAGGCTGCTAAGCAAGGTGACGCCAGCTCTAAATCAGCTTTAAAGGCATACGACAAGGCTCTTAAAGACTTTAAGAAAGCTGATAAGAACAATGATGGTAAGCTAAGCAAAGCAGAACAAAAGAAATATGAACAGTTAGGTAAGAAGAAAGCTGACGCTGAAAATAAAGGTAGACAGGCTGAAAACAAAAAGAATAAGAAAAAAGAAGACAAGGAAGATACAAAGTCTAATAAGTCTACTAAATCCAGTAAGTCTAAGAAGAAAGATTACTCAGATGAAAATGGTAAAAAGCGTAAACTCAGCGACTCAAAAGGTAGTAGACTAACAGCCAAAGAGAAACGTGACCTTGACAAGAAAGTTCAAGCTAGACAGAAAGAAATGGCAAGGCTTGCCAAGAAGTATAACGCAGCCGATAAGAATAATGACGGTAAGTTATCTGCTAAAGAAAAGCGTAATTTAGCTAAGAAATTAAATGAAGAAGCTAAGATTGAGGCACAGGCAGCCAAGAAGAAGAGTAGTAAGTCTAGTTCTAGTTCCAAGTCTGCATCAAGTAAAGCCAAATCTAACAGTAAACAAAAGGCTATTAAAGTGCCTATCAAGGGTGAAGACAAAACCAAAGATACACTTAATAAAATTAAGTCTAAGGGTAAAAAGTCTAATATCAAAGTACCTATTAAAGGCGAGGATAAAACTAAGGATACGCTTAGCAAAATTAAATCTAAAGGCAAAAAAGCAAATATCAAAGTCCCTATCAAAGGTGAAGATAAAACTAAAGGTACGATGGATAAGATTAAGTCCAAAGGTAAGGGGCAAAAGATAAAGATACCTGTTACTGCCGAAGACAAAACTGGTGATGGTATAAGCAAGATTAAATCTAAGGTTCAAAATATCAAGGCTAAGATACCTATTACTGCAGAAGATAAGACTGGTGATACAATTTCAGGTATCAAGAGTAAAATCACTGGTGTTAAGGCTCAAATTAGTATTACAGCCAAAGATGATACAGCCTCAACAATATCTAGTATTCAAAGTTCGGTACAAGGACTTAAGGCAGAAGTAACCATCACCGCTGACGACCAAGCAAGTTCTGTTATTGATACTGTTAAGAGTGCGATTGACTCAATTCCACCTAGCCATAATACGGTTATTAGTGTTACTGGTGCAGAGGCAGCCGCAGCTGCAGCGACAAACGTAGCTAATGCTGTTAATAGTATTCCATCAGAAAAGAGTGTGTCAATTAGTGTTACAAAATCTGAAACAGTGACTGTAACAAAGAAAAACCATTCTGTTGGTATTAGTAGCTCGCTTGGTATATTGGGTAATGTTGACGCAAGCTACGCTGTAAATCCAAATCCATTCCGTTCTATGTCTGTGGCAACCGATAATCCAGATGTGGTAAGTGCCATGAATGGTACTGCTGCTAATATGGGAATTAGAGATTATTCTGACGCTTCCGATGATACAAAGGTAAATGAAGATTACTGGAGATACATGGGTAAGGAACTCTACAAAGGTTTACCATTAGATGAACAAGCGTCTAAATTGGAAAATGCTGTAACGCAAGCTGACGAAGATATGAATAAATTGATTAATATCGCACGTCAAAAGATTGATGTAGATAGAAAGCAATTAGCATATCAAAACGAAATGCGTGGTGCATATCAAAACCAATTAAATGATGTTATGGGTAAATTACGTGGATATGGTTTCCGTACGAATGGTAACCAAATCACTAACTTAGACATCGCTAAGAACTTCAAAGGTGATAAGGCAAGTAAGGTTGATGAGTTGTTGAGTACCTACCAAAATGTATATCAAAACCTATCTGATGTAACTAAGAAGATAGATGAATTGAATACAGATATTTGGCAACAAAACAAGAACATTAAAGATTACCAAGAAGAAATTGAGTCACAAGCTATTGAAAAGGCTCAGCGTGAATTGGAAATGGTGCAACGTTCAGTTGAATACTCCAAGAATTTGGCAGATAGGGTAATCGATTCCTTGAGTGAAAAAGATTACGCTATGAAGTTAGGTTTCAGTGCAAAGGAAATTAATGAACAATCAGCTGGTTTAGAGAAATTAATAGGTCAATTCAATAAACTATCTGCTATGACATTCTCAAAGAAGGAACAAGCAGAGAAGATTGAAGATAGCTTAAATGATTTAAGACAAACTATCTTAGATACTGCTGATAGCGTATTGGAATTACAAAACAATATGAAACAAGCAGAAATCGACCAATATACAGAAAACCTAACATCATTCACTGATACGATTAATAACAATATTGACCGTTTGAAGTCTAATGTACAACAATTACAAGATGGATTGTTGAGTGGTACAACGTTTGATGATTTATTGAGTTCTAATCTAGCTGTTACTGATTTTGAGCAACAATCTGCTTTATCAAGACAAATGCAACAACGTATTGATTTAGAAAAGCAATTAGATAGTGCTATGGACGCTTTTGCCAAGAAGAATGTTGATAGACAAAACAATGTTGCTGCAGCTCAATTAAGAGTTGAACAAAATAAATATGCTCAAATGCTTAACCTTGCAAAAGATTATGCTAAAGGGTATGTAGGTGAAATCAATACTAAGTTTGCTACTTATGCAACACCAACGGGTCAAGCTAACTTAAATGATATTACTATTGGTGGAGGTCAACGTAGTGTTGAATATACCAAAGCAATGGTTAAATACCAAGATGAGTTAGTTAAATTGCGTGAAGAATACAATAAGCAACTTAAAGCTGCTGCAAATGACGAGCAACGTTCAAGAATTAATCAGAAGTTTGCTGTTCAACAAATGGATATGCAACGTGAGTTATACCAACAAATTATTAATAGTAATTTACAAGCTATTGATGATATGCAAAAGAAACTCAAGACGGAAGATTTGACAACAGAACAACGTCAAACATTAAAAGAAAGTATTGCACAATATGAAAAAGATAATATTGACGCTCAAAACAATATTAAGGATATTATCAAGGAAAGATTTGAGTATGAAAATACACTTATTCAAGACCAATTAGATAAATACCAAAAGGTTACAGATACAGTAAGCAACTTAGTAACATTGGCTAAGACCTTACAAATGCAACCAGCAACTCAAGCTAAGTTGTTAGAGCAACAATACAAGTCTATTGAAAAGCAATACAACACCTATATTGCATTAGCTAACAAGCTAAGAGAGCAACAATCTGGATATGGTGTAAACTCATTTGAATGGAACACATTGCAAAAACAAATTGATGAAATGGACTCAAGAGTAAATCAATCTATTGCTGATTTATTGGAGGCTTCACGTTCACAATTTGAAAATACAATGGAGGCTACATCTAAGGAATTTGAAAAATCTATCAATGGTGGACGTACTGCTGATAGAACTAAATTTGAAGATGACATCTGGATTGATGGTGTATCTAAGCAACTTAAACTAGAACAATTAAGACAAAAGTCTATTGAGTTAGAAAATGAAGTTGTGAAGAAACGTATTGAGGCTTTGGACGCTCAATCAAGAATGTCTAAGATACAAGCTGATTACGTAGATAAACAAATAGATGTGTTAAATGCACAACAGGCTTTGGATAATACGTTAGGTAAACGTGATACTAAGGTATTAACACAAGGGGAAGACGGCAAGTTTAATTGGACTTACATGGCTAACCAAGATGATGTTGATACTGCACGAGAAAACTTAACACAAGCTAAAGTAGACATGGAAGATTACAAGAAACAGATGAAATCACAATTTGTTGACGCTGTTGAGAAAGTAATTGACGGTGCAAAGACAGGCGAATTGAATATTGATGAAGTTAAGACACGACTACAGCAATTACAAGACGCTTATGGTGTTGGTATTTTAGATGATATTCCAGAATACAACGCTGGACAGCTTGAAAACATTATCCAACAATATACTGATTATGTGAATAGAAATAAGGACATTTTAGGCAAGTATGGTGACTCTAAAGCTGTTGGTAGCTTAACAGGTTACCAAGAAATCTTACAAGGGTTCACAGACCAATTCAAAGTGGTTGGTAAGGAAATCAGTGAAATGTTCGGTCAACAATTAAGAGACGCTCTTAAATTAGACCCTAACCTTTCACCTAGAATACCTAACGCACCAACACAAACATTGTCTATGGTTATTCAACATCAAACATTAGAGTTCCCTAATGTAACAGACCCAACAGGATTTGAAGAAGCTATTAAGAACTTACCACAGATTGCTAAGCAACAAGTTCAATCTAAATCACTATAATTAGTTGGCTCATATCTCTACTGTAAAAGGTGGGGATATGGGAGTACATATAATAAGTATTTTGATAATTGCAAATAAGTAATTTGATATTTTTGCAATATAAAATACGGATTTTATTAATCACAAATTTTTGAAGAAAGGAATGATATTAAATTTGACACAACCAATTTTAAATATGGTGTCGAACTTTGACGCTACTGAAGAACATACATTAACTTATATGTATCTAGGGACAGAACGTTCGACAGTCAATCAAGTATCTATCCGTCCAGATGAACCTAATTCATCGCCAGTCTATACAGAAACTAGAACAAGTTTTGACAAAGTTCATATTGTTCCTAGAAATGCTTTGAAGAATGGACTGAGTTATTTAGCTAAGGTTCGTGTTCAATTAGACAATGGGACATGGACTGAATGGTCTGCTGAAATAGAATTTATGTGTTTGACTAAACCAAACTTCTATTTTGAACAAATTGGTAATAGCAAGTATGTCTATACAAATGAAATGATGTTAAGTGTATTGTATGCACAAGAACAATCAGAAAAAGTAGAAACATACCAATTTATCTTACAAGACTATAACCATGTCAACATTCAAGAATACCCAGTACGTATTCCAACAGCAGATGACCCATTCAGATTTTCAGAACATATTAAAGGTTTACAAAAGGGTAAATTGTATTATGCAATAGTTAGAGTAACTACAAAGCATGGTATGGTCTGGGAAAGTCAAGGCAAGGAATTTGTTCCACAATATGTTATACCTACACTTAATTCAGTTGTACAGCCAGAATTAAATGAAGATGAAGGACAAATACAAGTTCATGCGTTCTTGAAACAAATCTTAGGTACACCAGCTAAACCTTACATTCCTAATCGTGCTACTGATAGTGATTATCACTATGATTATTGGAGTCCAAGCGGTCAAACAGACGCTCATTACGTCATAATTCCAAAGGATAATCCATTAATGTTTACTCGTTTGGGCATGGCTAAGTCAAGTGATTTTATAGCTAAATTATGGTGTGCTGGAGTAGATAATGGCTTATTCCTTCAATTTTCTACTAAGACAGATGAAAAGAACCCAACTGGTACTGGGGTGCAAATCAATTTTGTTAAGCATGATGATTACATCACTATGGAAAAGAGCTTTGGTAGAGTTAAATCTCGTGCTAGGTCTAATGTAGTTCAAGGTCTAGGGCAACAACCATTCTATCTCTATATCAAAGTAACAGAATATAGGGTGCAGATGATAATCGAAAAGATAGGTTACGGAGGTTAGAAAAATGATAGTAGGACATACGTTTTTTGGTAGAGGAATGGAGGGAGTAGTATATGACACAGCAATCCCAACAGATGAACTTGATGAAGTATGGCTCGGAGAAGGAATGTATGACGAAGTGTTTGTGTCCGTTGATACCAGCATTAATTCCACAAATGAAAAGCCAACTGGATGGCAACTCAAAACTATCATGGACGCAAAGTTTAATGGTAGCTTGGAAGCTGGTTCGATTGATGGTGGTGGGCATAAAGTAGTTAAACTCCAATGTTATAGACGTGAATACAAAGCAGTTGATAGTGATTGGACACTTATTGCTCAATGGGATTACGACCAAGATTACAATACTTATACAATCACAGATAGGTTTATTCAAAATGGTAAGACATATCAATATGCTATTGTTCCTTTATCTAAGGATATTCAAGGGGATAAGGTTATGTCAGAACCAATCGCAGCAGTGTTTAAAGGGAACTTCATATCAGATTTGCAACACAATTATGCTATGAACTTAAACTTTAGATTTGGTGATTTAAGATATAACAAAAACTCAAGCATTCAAACAACTCTTTCGGGACAATTTCCTATCGTAACACAAGGGGCTCAAAATTACCGTTCTGGTACAGCAACATTCCTCCCATTAACAAAACAACAAGAATTAGGCTTGAGAAATAGCCTAGATACAAAAGAAGAATTGAGAAATAGAAATCAAATTATCGAGTTCTTAAACAATGGTAAGATTAAGGTTATTAGACGTGATGACGGTGATATTATGGCAGTTGCTACAAATGATATTAACTTACAACCATTATCAGATAGCTTTGATGAATTATCTAACGTCACATTCTCATTCACAGAAGTAGGTAAATTAGATTACAATACAATGGAAAAATCTGGTTTAATTGCAACAGCTGGTTTGTCTAACTTTACTTATGATGAACATGGCGAAATCATCTTTGACGATACAAACTTGATTAAAGATGTGAATAAGAGTAGAAATGCTCAAAAGGTTTTAAATGATATTTAAGGTGGTGTAAGTTTTATTGGATTTTACAGATAGGGAATTAATGAAAGGTAGTAACAACCACGTTCTACCTAATATCATTAGTGATTTAAGTGTAAAACCAGATAGTAGAATTGGTGAAGTTCTAAGACAACCAATCAGAAATATTGATACAGTTGTACAGGTTATTAATCGTGATGGGTCTGTATATCAAACAATCGAAGGTAAGGCTATATCTGGTAATATCTCAATAGACGCAACATCGCTTACTAGACGTACAGGTTCACTTACTTTAGCGGTTGATAAAGACTATCTACCTAAATCTGGAGGTATAGCATGGTTTGATAAGCAGTTTAAGTTATATCAAAGCATTATTGATATGGGGTCTTATAATAAAGAACCTATCAACTTCCTATTAGGTACGTTCGTTATCACAAATGAAAATCTAAGTATCAATACCACAAATAGTACGATTACCTTTACTTTAGAAGATAAGATGTCATTGTATGAAAATGCTACAACAGCATATCGAGTAAAGATACCTAGAGGACAAAAGATTGATAGTGCTATCCGTTCTGTTATGGAAGAAATGGGCGAAACAGTCTTTGGTAAAATGCACGAAAGTTCAGAACAAGAAGTAGTTCAATACGATTATATTAAGGAAATTGGGACAAGTAAACTTGATATAATTACAGACTTACGTGATATGTATATGGACTACACTTGTGGTTTTAATGTGCGTGGTGAGTTTGAATTTACTAAGATTGATGTACAAAAGGAAGATGAAGTTACACCAGCTAAATGGGACTTTGACCCAACAGGAGCAGATAGGTCTGATTTAATGGTTTCATTTTCAGAAGATTATAACTTTAAAGGGTTATATAATCATATTGTTGTATTTGGTGGTACATCATCTAAGACAAGGTACACTCCTTATGCAGAAGTTGGTTTAACCGACCCTAGTGTTCCTTACAATATTGACGCTATTGGTATGAGAACTAAAGTTGTGCAAAACAATGATTTAAGTGATGATATTCAATGCGTATCAGAAGCTAAGTATCATTTATGGCAAACAGCCCATTTACAAGAAACATGTGATATAACAACAGTTCCTATTTATGTATTAGATGGCAAGGATATTATTACCATTGTTAATCCAGTAACCAAAGAAAAGAACAGATACATTATTGATAAGATAGGTATTGATTTTGGTGTAGACGGTATTATGACTATTAATACACATAAATTACACTATGTACGTACTTCTTATGGAGATGTTGAGTCACCATTTGTTAAGACAATCAAGAACGGTATTGATAAGTTGGGTTGGTTATCGCTTGGCGAACAACGTATCAAAGATTGTTATGGTATCAGTGGTTCTGGTAAGAATATCATTCGTGTTCGTTTCTTCTCAGAAGAAGAAGGTGGCGAACAGGCTTATGTTCAAGGCTATCCAACAACTAAAGTTCAAACACTTGGTATTGATATACGAGATTTCAGAAATATCATTAAGAACAGCCAAAATGGTGAAGTTCCTAATCGTTCTCGTGGTGACTATTTAGATAGAGTTCTAGCTCATGAAATGTTTCATGGTGTTTGCAATGATTACTATGGCTTTGACAAGGCTGCGGATATGCCACAATGGTTTAAAGAAGGATTTGCTGAATTTATTCATGGCGGTCGTGAACGTTACGAGTCATTAGATTATGATAGCTTTGCACAAAAGAAAAAGGCTTTAGTAGATAGAGCTGAATTGCAATTAAAAGGTGCATGGGGACAAAAGAATGGTTCGCAAACCATCGCTGTTTCAGAAGATTATACCAGTGCATTCTTGTTAGCTGCGACAATTTGGAAATTAGTTGGTAAAGACGGTATCAAGAAGATGTTTGAAGGCTTGCATGGAGAAGGTAACTTATGGTCTATATTCCCTGTTAAGATATTAGAATTAGGTGGATATTTGGAAGTGCCTAAGAACCAAGAAGATAGAAATAATGATAAAGCTATACAAATCATTATTAATACCTTAAACAACTGGAATGATATTTGGAACTGGTTACAAGATAGTAAAGATAGAGATACTGTTTCAGTAGGTGGTATTCACTTTAATAACCTTTATGGAAAAGCATTAGACGCTGATGAAGTATTTAATGAAGGTGAAGCTAAGACTGATAGTATTGGTTTTAAAATTGAATATGAATATTAAATAATATTAAAAAAGTTTACTAATATCTATTGACTTTTAGTAAGTAATATGTTATAATAATTAAGTTAAATTTATGATAAGGTGGGGTAAGGCTTCGTGAGTAGAAGTGTGTTTCCTAATGGGATAGATACATTCCCAGAATTATTTGACCTACCTAGTGATAAGGTTAATGACGCTAACAGATTAACCGAATTGAAAGGTAAGGCAAGCTTAGATACAAATGAACAAAATGAAATTAAAGCTCTAACAGCAAAATTACAAGACTATATGATTACTCCAGAACAATGGAATAGAATTACAGATTGTATGACTGCTTTAGAAACATTTTTCGATAAAAATGTAAGGGGTTACATCTTGCAAAAGCAAGAAGAATGGCGACACTATGTTGACTCATTTAGATTTGTTGGTAATTGGACTAACCAAACTAAATACAGTTTCCAAAACTTAGTTAACTATCGTGGACATCTATTCTTAGTATTAAAAGATGTGGTTGCTGATAATAATCATACTCCAGATTTAACCCCAGATACTTATCGTCAAGTTGCTTTTAAGGGCGATAAGGGTGATGTAGGTTTAAATGCTACATTCAAAGGCGATTGGAATGGTAGTACAACATATCACTTAGGTGACGCAGTATTCAAAGATGGTATTGTGTTTGTAGCAAAGAATGATAGCACAGGTAAAGAACCTAATATCAATTCAGCAAACTGGTTTCCATATCCTCAATCTATTATTGTTGGGGATAGTAAGCCACAAAACCTACATCCAGCTATTAGCTATTTAGAAGTCTATAACTAAAAAGTAGGTGAAACTCTTGAATGATTTACAAAAAGGAATTATTGATACAGTAGATGTAGTAGTTGACTCTAAGGTTAGCCGACTAAACATTCCACAAACTTATGTAGGTGTAGTTGTACAAGACCCAGAAGGCTACAAATGTATCGTAGAGATAAATAAAGTAGAAAGGACATGCACACTTCCCGAACACTTGCATAATTGGATTAGTAAAGATGACATTGTGTATGTACAAGACGCAATGGGCAATGGACAGGAATGGGTAGTAACTGGCTCATCTGGTTCAACACGTAAACAAACTATGGTTATCAGTAACAATCAAGAGGGTAAAGGTGATTTAGTAAGTGGAGTTACTAAATTTGCTGATGATAATGGTAATTTAACAGATAATGATTTAGTGATTAATTAATAAGTAGGTGAAGAAATAGTTGACCTTAATTAAGCGAACAAGGTACAGAATGGGAGATGATATCTTCTATTTTGATAATGACGCAGTAACAACTAAAGTATTAGACAATAATAAAAATGAGTTAGGGACATTACAAGAGTATTTATTTGAAGGCAAGACTGTTACAAGTGGCAGCGTTACTGATATAAAGCACTCTGGAGTGTACAAAGTTAAAGGGTTGAGTGATTTACCTAGTGAAATTCCTAGCAACCAATACTCAATTCTTGAAGTAAAAGCCATTGGTAACCAAGATAACCCAGACGTAATCTTCTATAAAGTTACATCGCCATCTGGTGTATCTAAAGAAATGACCGTTTCTGGTTCTAATCGAAGTGGTTGGACTTTAGGTGGGGTTCAATTACAAAATGCTATTAATAGTTTAGATAGCCAAGTAGGTGAGTTGCGTGATTTAGAAACAGGGAACAAGTCTAGTTTGGTTAATGCTGTGAATGAATTGCAAAGCAAAATTGACACAGTAAACGACAATACGGACAGCGTTAATAGTGCTTTAAATGAATATAAAAAACACAACCATGATGACAGATATATCCGTAAAACAGGTACAGGTGATAGTTTCAAAGGCACATTAGTATTTGAAAATGGGGCTAACCTAGCATTTAGAAGTTCTACAGGTACAGCACCTAGTGTAATTAGTCGTAACGGTAATAACCTTGTATTTGGTAATGGTGAAATGGGATTGAATATTCAATCCAAAGGTGATGTTTACCTTAATGGACAAAAGGTTGTTACAACAGGTACGAACGGTTTAAATGCTGATAAGGTTGGTGGAGTTGACGCTAACCTATATGCTCGTAAAGACCAAAATAATGATTGGTCTGGTGTTCAAACATATAGTAATGCAGCACCATTAAGATTTGTTGTAGGCAATGTACAAGGTTCTGCTATACCAATTCAATTCATGAGTGCCAAGAGTAACAAAGGTAATGTAGGTTATATTTCCAAGTCTGATGGTGATGGCATGTCTATTAGCCCAGATGGGAACAACGAATTGCTTGGTTTGTATAGCGATAGAACATATACAACAGGTCATTTGGTATTTGCTGGAGGTACTGAAAAGGATATTCGATTTGGTAACGGTCATATGGGCTTCTATTTCAAAGAAGATGGGAATGGTCGTTTAGGTGCATGGGACTGGAATAAGAACCGTCTCATCTGGCGATATGACACAGATACAAACTATATGGAAATGGGTGAAGCTCCTAAGTGGCAAGGACGTAGAATGTTCTTACAAGACCCACAACCACAAGGTGATGTTCCATATGGTTCTATCTGGATTGGTTTCTAGGAGGTTGACGTATTGGGAAAGGTAAAGATATGGAATAGTAGGGCTAATGACTGGTGGGACGTAGCTCATAACACTAGAATATGGAACGGTCATAACTGGCAAAAAGCTAAGATACGTGGCTGGGACGGACATAGATGGGTTATGTTGAGTGAAGAACGTCATGTAGACACATGGGAAGCAACAGGAACGTGGAGTTTTTGGTCTGAATTGCATGGAAGACAAGCTAAAGGCTGGAGTGCTTTAGTCGCCCCCAACAAATTAGTTCAGGGTGATTACTCGCCCTTTAGAGATAGCTGGGATTGGTCTTGCGAAACAAGTATGATGTGGTTTAATGATGGCGACATAAGAAGCAAGTTGGCTGGAGCTAGAATTGAGTCAGTTAAATTATATCTACACAATGAACACTGGTACTATTATGCTGGTGGCGTAGCTGTTGTTGGTACGCATAATAACCGTTCTGGTTGGGCTAACACATTCCAAGAAAGTAACGCAGCAGTAGCACAAAAACGTATAGGCTATGGCGAAGGTTCATGGATAGACTTGCCAACTTGGGTAGGAGATAATTTTAGAGATAATAAGTTATCTGGTCTAACCTTAGACGGTAATTATAGTAAAAATGGTCTGTATTATGGATTTTTCTCTGGTGCTAAAAGTGGTTGGAAAAGCCCTAAATTACAAATAACTTATTGGAAGTAGCAAAAAACTTTATACCCAAAATATGAAGATTGATTGACTTTAGGTAATTATTCGAGGTAATATATTTATACCAAATAATTACTAAGAGGTGACCGCTATTGAGCAAAAAGAAGACACAAGAACAATGGGAAAAGGAATACAAAGCACTTGTGGGTGATGAGTACACATTCTTAGAACCTTATCAAAAAGGGAATGTAAAAATCATGTGTAGGCATAACAAGTGTGGCAATGAGTGGAAAGTGACTCCACACCATTTCTTACATGACGTACGTTGCCCCAAGTGTAGGGTTGGTAGCAAGAAAAGCAACGAAAAATGGTTGAGTAAAGTTGAAGAACTTGTGGGAAATGAATATACTTTTTTAGAAGAATATGTAAGTAATAGAACTAAACTAAGATGTATTCATAATAAGTGTGGTAATGAATTTAAAATGTCGCCACATGATTTCTTAGACCCTAGAAGAAAATACAGATGTCCTTATTGTAAAAAGACTACAAATGAAAAGGACATTAGCAAGTATCAAGAGAGATTAGAGAACAAGTTTGACGACACTTATATTATCTTAGAAAAGGTAAGTGAAGGTAGAACTAAACTCAAAATCAAACATAAAACTTGTGGTAATGAAACTATTATTAGGTCTGATTATATCAATAGTTGGAAAGGTTGCCCTAATTGTACCGCTAATAAGAGGAAACAATCTCAAGGTAGTACAAGAAGAAAAACTAATGAAGAATGGGTAAAAGAAGTATATGACATGGTTGGAGATGAATATACATTCTTAGACCCATATGTTAACTATTCAACATCTATTCGGGTACGTCATAATAAATGTGGCTATGTATGGAAAACTCAACCTGGCTCATTTAAGAGTGGCGGTCGCTGTATTAAATGTCATAGAAAGAGTACTGTGAAGACAAACGAGGAGTTCTTGAAAGAAGTATACGATTTAGTTGGTGACGAGTATACTTTCCTAGAGGAGTATAAAACTGCAAGAACCCCAATTAAATACAGACATAATCCATGTGGGACTATCTACAAAAAGAGTCCCAATACCTTTTTAACTAATCATGGAATGTGTGCTGAATGTAATGGTGGTGGTAAAAATATCACTACTGAAAAGTTCAAAGAGAGGTTAAAAAAGGTTCGTGGTGACGAATATATTCTTTTAGGTAAATACACCAGGGCTAAAGACAAAACATTGTTTAAGCACACAGTATGTGGGAATACATTTAAGATGACTCCATCACATATAATGAATGGGATTAGCTGCCCACATTGTTTTGGTAAGTTCAAAAAGACAACAGAACAATTTAAAGATGAGGTAGCTGCACTGTATGGCGATGAATATACTGTGCTAGGTGAGTATGTGAATAGCATTACTTCTATTCTCATGAAGCACAATACTTGTGGCTATGAATGGGAAACAAGTCCTAGTAACTTTATTAATAGTGGGACGCAGTGTCCACGCTGTGCTAGACGTGGTAAGTCACGTGGGGAAGCTCAAATCGAAGATTATTTAATTGAACATAATATTGATTATGAGCCACAAAAGACTTTTGACGATTGTGTTGGTAACGCAGAACCACTACCATTTGATTAGAAAACGGGCGCAAACCTCTGATTTCAATCAGGGGTCAAGCCCGCTAAACTAACTTATCTATTTTTACCATAGTAGCCTTTAAGCTGTCTTCTCATAGCTTCTGTATATTGAGATTCAATATATTTTTCTACGACTTCTTTACTCATATCCCCTAGAGTACCCATGTAATAGCTAGGAGACCATAGGTGTCCACCCCATAATAATTGTTTAGTTTCAGGATATTGTTTAAACCATATTCTAGCTGACGCTCCTTTAAGATTTTTAACAATATTAGATGGAGCATATTTAGGCTTAAAAGAAATTAACATATGTACATGGTCTGGCATAACCTCTAACTGACTAACAGTTACTTCTGAAATAGTTGCTTGTCGTTGTAAAATAGCTTTCATAGTGTTCACTTTCTCTTGAGTGTCAAATATTTTTCTTCGGTATTTAGTAACGAAAACTAAGTGAAAATTGAAGTTATAAACGTATCCCTCTTCATGTATAATCATTTACATACCACCCTTTTAATATTATAATAATTATAACATATATTTCTCGAAAGGAGGTTACATGAATGGTTAAAAAGAAGAGTAATAAATTTGGATATACAAGACAATATCATATTTCTTTAAGTTATCAACAAATAGAATTGTATGAAAAAGCAATAAAAATACAAAATGAGTTATATCAATTTACATTGAAATACTTATATAAGACCTATGGTCGTAAACATATTGGTAGACCTTTACCTTTTGGACAAGGAATAAACTACCTTAATAATAAAATTAAGGCAATGTTTATTAAAGAAAAATACGACTTAAAACGCTGGAATGCTAAGAAACTAGGATTATCTTCTCATGCCGCAGATGAATTTTTAAAGACAATCTTCACTAATTTTTCTCAGTATCGTAAGAGATTGGAACAAGCAGGGCGAATGTCAGATGTTGAAAAATATAATCTTAGAATGAATATTACTAAAGATAAAAACGGTAAGCACAAAAATCCTAAACACCGTTCATGGTATCGTAAGGGTTCAATGAACTTTCTACGAAATAATAACTCGTTTAGGACAATTACTTCACAAAAATTGCCTAATGGCAATACAAAATTGGTTTCGCCACACCATTTAAATGTAGCCGATTTTGGAGAAATAATAGTATTTGAGAATTTAAAGAATATTAATTTTGAAGAGATAGCTTTAACTAAGATTAAAAGATTACCAGATAATACATTTAGACTACAAATAACTTTTACTCGTGAGAAGAAACGTATTTTTCAAAATAAAGTTGTTGGTGCAGATTGGAACATGTTTAAAAATGAAGTATTTAGGACTTCTGAAAACAAAGTAATAGCTATTCCTAAAAAAGTAATAGAAAAAGTAGGTAAAATAGAATTTAAAAAAGATAAAATAAAGTCACTAAGAGATAATGAATACAATAAACATGGTAAAACAGATTTATGGAGAAGGTATCATCGTAAACAAGCAAAGCTAAGTGCTAAAAAAGCTAATATCCTAACTGAAACATATAGAGGATTAGTACACGAATTAGTCGATGACTACGATACTATCATCATCGAAAAAATAGATGCTTTTGAGATGAGAAAACGTAATTTGTCAATGAATAAAACACAGAATACAGGTAAGAATAAGCGATTAGCTTTAATCAAACCTTATGAATTATCAAAAATTATAGAGTCGTTAGTAAACAAGCAAAATAAAACTCTTATTAAAGTGGATCCATATAAAACGAGCCAAGTAGAATATGGGACTAAATACGAGTCAAAACACGAGTTAAAAGAAGTTAATGAAGATGGTAAACGTATATATGTTTCAGCATATACTGGTAAAGAGGTAGATAGAGATTATAATGCAGCTTTAAATATCAAAGAATGGGGTTTATACCCAGAAAAACATGCAAAACTAAGAGATTATCCTAAATTAAAAGCAAATAACTTAGTTGAAATAATTTAA